ATTGGGAAGATATAACAGACCAATTTCCGACAATTGAAACAACCTTAGAAAACATAAGATTAACAATAATTAGTTATAATAATGCAAACATCGGGGCAACGATATACCTAAAAATAACTAAAATTCTGCCTGGAGCTGGACCGGCAACAACTATAACAATTTACGAAGTGTTTAAGTCTATTAATTATCGGTCAATAAATTTTCCACAAGTATTTGCATCTGTTAATGGACGAGAAGCAAGCGTCCCAGTCGCCGATGTTTTGTATAGTTTAGCAGCTGGCGACCTTATTGAGCATCCAGCTGCTATTATTACATCGCTACTCATTGACGAAATGGGCAGTACCAATATCGATATTAATTCTATCAATAATGTTATAACAGAACTTGCAGGCTGGAAATTCTCGGTGAATATCGATGGTTTTACAAATTCAAAGGAATTAATAGAGAAAATAGCTAAACAATCAAAGTTATTTCTCTATTGGAATGCTTTCAATAAACCAGCAATGGATACATTTTTTGTTTCAAATACTACCGATTATGCGTTCCAGACCAATGATATTCAGGGCAGACCGTTATTATCCAAATCGTCATTAAGCGATATTGTCAATGATTTCAAACTTAAATATCACAAAAGTCCTAAAGGCAATCTTCAACTGGTTATTGAGCGTGCTAACAATACAGCGGGTTCAGGATCGCAAGCGGTATATAATACGGTTAACGAATTAGTAATGGACGCCGATTATATTGCCGATGAAACAACTGCCAGATTATTAGCTGATCATTGGTGCAAAGATGGTGATGATAAATCATTCTGGTCAGTATTACACAATGTAATCGAATTTGAAACTGTTGACTTGCGAGGTGTGAACTTTTGGAATGCTGGTGTATTCAAACCAATACTGGGTCTGGAATTGACCGATATTATTGAGCTCCATTCCGACTGGGACAATATAATGAAATGTTATGGCGAATCGTGGGCTGGTAAGAAATTCAAGATTACATCAATTACTCGCAAACCCTGGTCATTGAAAATTAAAGCAATCGAGCTATGAGTTATACTATCTACCATCAGTCATTGGAATCAGCAACGCTGACATATAGCGCCACTGCAGATACTAATTACCCAGTTACGAATTTGCAGGACCGGTATAAAAACACGTTTTTCAAGGATACAGCTATAGGCGCAAGTATAACTATTAAAGTAGATTTTGGTAGTGCGAGAGCTTGCAATTACATTATTCTGCAGAATTATATCGCAACTGCTCCAGCAATGGCAAGGTTTGTATTGAAATACGGGACCGCAGATGACGGCATAAATTTTGAGAATTTAGCAAGTGATTATAAAATCATTCAATCTACAAGCTTGACCAATTTTTTAGACACGTTTACGTCTAAAACTAAACGGTATTGGCTATTATCATTTGATAATGCAGGCGGAGATGATTTCAATAACTTGCAAATAGGTGCTATCTATCTTGGAACTCAGATGGCACTCAGTCATACACCAGAAATAGGGATTGTTTATAGTGCCGATTACGATGTCAATGTAAATCAAGGTGCAGGTGGCATTCGGGCTGGCTCAATCAATAACGCTACTGTTAGGCGCATTTGGCAATTCCAGTGGAAACTGCTAAACCCTACCGATAAGACAAACCTTGAAACGTTTCGGGACTCCGTATATATGAACAAAGGACTTTCACGCTATCCGTTCATCTGGTCGCCAGATTCAGGCACTACGCTTTATTCTGCCAGAACTAATGGTGAACTAAGTCTCAAGGAAACTGCATTTGAAGCTTATGAGTGGAGTGCAGTATTCGAGGAGGAGCTGTGAAAAATGCCTAAAAAAATAGGAAGACCAAAGGTAAAAATTGATCTTGATATTGCCGAAAAACTTGGTAATTTGCAATGCACGATCAAGGAATGTGCTGCATTTATGGATATACCAGTAACTACCTTACAAGGCAGGCGGGATTTTCGTTTAGCTTACGAAAAGGGTCAGGAAAACGGAAAGATTTCACTTCGGCGGATTCAATTCAAACTTGCTGAACGTAATGCGACAATGGGCATTTGGCTGGGTAAGCAATACTTAGGACAGCGAGAGATGACCTACGAAACCAGCGAACCTATTGACTTAAAAGAATTTGCAGAGGTTATAGCGAATAATTATGAACCTGAAGCCACGTAATACACCGCCAAAGCTTGTAAACCTAACGCCTATTCAGATTCAATACCTGAAAGACGAGAGGCATAGGTTTTTCATTAACCCTTCTGGTAGGCGATCACGCAAGACACTAATAGCGAAGCGCAAGACCCTACTGGCGGCATTGCGAAACCCAAATACTAATTATTTCTGCGGTGCGCCAACTCACGCACAGGCAAAGAATATCTACTGGAATGACCTCAAGCGGGATACCTATTATTTCACACAATCGAGGTCTGAAACTGAAATGAAGGTTATCCTAAAAAACGGCTCAATGATTCAGGTAATAGGGCTGGATAAGCCGGAGCGAATAGAGGGTATGCCCTGGCACGGCTGTCACATAACAGAAATCGGGAATATAAAAGAAACCGCTTGGGGTGAGAATATCCGACCGGTATTGAGCGATACAAACGGCTGGGCAATACTCGATGGCGTGCCGGAGGGGATCAATTTCCTATATGATTTAGCGCTGTATGCCTGCGATGGCGCATTACCTAAAACACAACCAAAGGTAGGTGCATTTGCCGAATCGAAAAACGATCCGCAATGGTGTTATTACCATTGGTTTTCCAGCGATGTATTGACTCCAGAGGAAATATACGCTGCTAAAATGCAATTAGATGAGCGCACATTCCGGCAGGAATATGAAGGATCATTCGAGAGTTACGCTGGCTTAGCCTACTGGGCATTTAGCGAAAAGAATCTTGATTTGTCAGTTGAATATAATAAGGGCGAAACAGTCCACATCGGTATGGACTTCAATGTCGATCCGATGACGGCAACATTTAATCATATTCGTGGTGATGATATATTCCAATTTGGCGAAGCGTATTTGAATCATTCTAACACGTTCGAGATGATTGAGCATATTAAGCAATTATTCCCAGTTCAGGACTGCATAATATATCCGGATTCCACTGGAGCGAGTATGAGTAGTGACGCTAAGAAATCAGATATTGGATTACTCAAAAATGCTGGCTTTAAAGTGCGAGCATTGTCGGCTAATCCTTTTCAGAAAGACCGCATAAATGCAGTTAATTCTAAAATGAGAGCTGGCGATGGGAAACCACATTATTTTGTCAATCCCAAGAATTGTCCTAAAACTATAAACGATTGGAATAAGGTAATGACTACCGCAGACGGACGGCTTGATAAAACGCAAGAGAAAACGGGGCTGGTCCATATCAGTGATGCAGAAGGATACCTTATTAACTTTTTGTTCCCTATTCAACAATCAAACGCATGGAGTATACAAAGATGATACCTGAAACTAAAGGTAAAAATGCAGTACTGGAATCTGTAATTTCAATGGCGAATAATGAGCGTATAGCACGCTATAATAATCTATTAATGAAAATCCATTATTATGAAGGCACAGCCAAGCAAAGAGAAAAATACCTGCAACCATACCTGAAAATTCAAGATGGCGATATACCATTCACATTTACAAATTTGACAAATAAAATTATTCGCCGTAAATCAAATGTATATCGCAAAGCACCAGTGCGATACTTCGATTCAGAAGTATCATATTACGATGAAATTACAGAAGAAAAAATTACAGTAATGAAGCAAGCTGAGCGTATGGCACATTTATTGGGCGTTCCAGCCATTCGGGTATTTTGGAATAAAAACAAATTCGGTTATCGAATAATTAGATATTATGAATTATTATTTGAAAACGATGCGGAGAAACCAAGTGCTATAATGTATCCGATTAACAATGGAATAACTGAACCTGAATTGTGGGTATATTGGGATTACCAAAACCATTATGTTATGGATGATAAAGGTATTCCTGTTAAAAACCAAGCGGCTTATGGTGTGAATGATAAGATGGAGAATCCCTATTCTAAATTTAATCTTTTTCCATTTGCATTTTGTCATGAGTCTATGCCATTTGAAAGCTTTTATGTTTCAGGGGCGGAGGATATAGTAGATGCAAATCAAAAAATTGATCTGGCATTAACAAATTTGAACTACGCCATTAGATATTCGGCAATTAAACAGGCATACATTAAAGCATTGAATCTAAAAGATGTAAAAGTTACCGTTGGTTACAATAAAATTATGGCCGTCGAGGGTGATCCAGGACAAACCGAAATTGGAGTAATCGATTTGCAATTACAATTAACGGAAATGGTAGATTCAATTAAATTCCAAATTCAATTACTCGAGCGGAACAATGATCTGTCGATTAACTGGGGTATTGAGGGCGCACCATCAGGATTTAGTCTTGTAGTTCAAAACATTGATCTATTATCGGGCTGGGAAGATGATCTCGATATATGCCGTAAATGGGAGCGTGATATATACGAAATCGAAAAAGCAGTAGCTAATGTAGATGCAAAGAAAATACTACCAGATAAAATGCACGTTGATTTCGCTGAAGTGAAATTTCCAGTAAATCAGGAAGAAGAACGGGCAAAATGGGAGTGGGAATTCAGTCACGGAATCAGTACACCGTTGGACTATCTTAAAGCACAATCGCCAGATACACCTGAAGACGAGCTAAAAAAACGGCTGGAAGAGAATGCCAAATTAACAAGCTCAATTAAAGCAGCTGAGAAACCCAAACCACTAACATTCGAGGAGCGATTACTTGGCGCAAATGTCTGAGAAGGCGGCGGACTATTTCGCATTGCAAGCGGAGCAAATCCGGAAAAAGCTAATCAATGAATTAGTCAAAATATACAAAAAGGGCGGAGACCCCGCCGCCTTTGCGGAGCAAATGCTAACTGCCAATTTCACAGAGCATATAATCAATGACTTAGGATTCGCAGATGAAATGAATAGCCTATTTGCCGAATACGATAAAATCGCTGGTGGTATAGCCAAAACTTTTGGGCAAGTGCCAACGGTAGCTATTGAACAACTCAAGACTCTGGATTCACTCTTTTTTATGGAGCACGTGCGAGATGTGGGCGAGGCGTTAACTCGTCAAATGGTATATGCGGTATATACCAGAATTGACGAAAAGACCTTAATTGAAAACTTGATGGCGGCTACTAAAAGCCTGAGTAAAGAACAAATTGGCACATTAGTTAACACATCATTGCGGACATTTTCACGAGCTACATTTGCGGCAACAGCGCAGGAATATGCGCCGAAAGACGCTAAATATCGATACGTTGGACCGGAAGACGACCGAACCAGACCGGAATGTTTGGAAATGCTATATGCTGGCGAATTAACACTTGACGAAATTGAGGAACGTTTCCCAGGATCGCTAATTGATGGCGGAGGCTTCAATTGTCGGCATAGTTGGGAATTAGTGGTTGAATGACTGACTACCAGCAGATAGAAAACTGGATATTGTTTTTAATATTGCAAATGATAAAAACAGGATTTAAAATTGACAAGCGATGGTTAAATTAGCCGATATACCAAAAAAGACGCCTCAATTCTGGTATGCACTAAGCGAAAAAGTCTGCAACGCTATTCGTGACCGAGTGCAGAAAGAGCATAAAAATGCTAATAGCGAAACTTTCAATAATTATTCCGATTGGTACGCTAACCTTAAATCGCAAAGGAAGGCAGCTAAAGTTCAGGCTTCGACTTCTACAGTTCCAGATATGACGCTAACAGGCAAGACAATGGCAGATTTGCAAACCTTTGAGGCGACTAAGGACGGCGCAACACTCGGCTGGATTGGATTGCACGCTGGGATAGTGGAGAGCCTGCATAATCGAAAGAATTACAGAATTGTTAATCTCAATGGCGACCCATTTGCAAAGAAGGAAATGGATATGATAATGAAAGCACTGGAAGACGACGCCGATAAAAAAATCAAAGCCTACTGCCAAACGCCAACAATAATAAAAATAGGTGCGTAGAATGCCATTCAAAAAGATAATTAAGGGCAAGGATAAAGGCAAATATAAAAGCCCATCAGGACGCACAATGACCAAAAAACAAGTTCAAGCTTATTACGCTAAAAAAGGCAAGAAATGAGTCAAGGTTCAAATTATCCGTATTGCAATATCACAACTGATCTTCAATTAGCATTCAAGGATATAGAAGATTTTGCAGGTTTAGATACACTAACCGGATTTACAGCTGTTTCTG